GAAAAATGGCGATCACACAATCGTAACTGTGTGACCCACCTACGGCGCATCACGCCTGTTTGGTGTTCAATGTGAACAACGAAATTACTAGAGGCCCTACGGCCAATGTTGTCCACACAATACCAAAGGGTTGTGTGATGCTGCGATAAATCGCGGCCGTAGATGATCTCTCTACTTTTGTGGGCTAAGCCCTTTAAACCTAGCTAAACTAGGACGTAGGTTCGGAAATTATGCAAAATTGCAACCGTCCACCAACGCGTAAGCGCCCACAAGCAGGGACCTGTTAGCCTTCTTTTCTAACTAGGTTTGCTCGTAAGCACTACAAGCTCTTTTAAGCACTCTAAAGCGGTGCGGGTTATGCGAACCCTCCTTAAGCAAGGAGCTATATAACACCAGATGGGTTAGGAGATACAGTGGCAGTGGATTGGAAAAAGTTGACAATAGGGGGCCCTATATACTGACCCATAGTTGCGTCATCACCTGCAGCCCTAGTGACAACCAACCTCCTCGCAACACCACTGTTGTTACGAAATCTAAACACGTACAAATGCCTAATCAAAGAACTAGCCACCTGAAACAGAGACAAGTCAGTGCTCTCCGCCGTCCCCGATTCTGTATTAAAAGGATAGAGAGGTATGCGCTTTGCCAAAGAGTATGCCGGTAAATTAATGCGCAATGCACTCTGCGAATACTCAATGACTGTATGCATAAGTGCCGCAGCAGGCTTTGCATATAATGATGCCAAACCCGAAACCGTTGCCCCGCCATCTGCTGGGACAGCCCCCACGTGCATGACTGCATTCGTCTCAGGCCCATCGTGATAAGCAACTATCTCAGTGGAACCGTTGACAAACGCAAATAACTCTGCAACTCTACCGCAATGTGAACCATACCAAACTGCCTGAGCGTTATTTGCTATCGGGTTGGCCGTAGGTAACGCATTCTTTCGAAACCACTGCGGCAACGTAAACGCAAAAACATTCGCATTGGCCTTATCGGGCCCAATATGAAAATTAGGAACCATAGCCATCTGCTTAACACTGGTGAACCTCTCTCCAATGGTGTCCATAGATGCATCATCCAGTGTGTCAACGCCTCCCGTCTGGAGATAAACATTGGGTACCACAAGGGGAGAAAAACCATCCATCAAACTACCCTGCAACCCTGCAAATTCAAAACCTGGCAAAGCTGAAGCCATAACCATCATGTCTATGGTTGATGCAGCATTCGTAGGTGAGTTGAGAGGTGCAACCATATGCATTGTAACCACACCAATAGATGTGTTAGTGGGGGCAAAGGGAAACTGAAAAATAAATGGTACCTCATAAGTAAACTCAGAACCGTCTTTCAAATCAAACACTTTCGTATAGGCGGTTAAATCTGTGCCTGATGTATTGCTTGTTGGAATATTAACTGTATTACTGACTGGAGCCGAAACTGCCGAATTTGGTAATGGTGTAAAGTTCACCACAACCCTTCCCCCATGCATCTTAGTCTTAGAAAACTTGAAATGATACTTTATTGAGCCCCTCCAATATCTAAAACTATCCCCAATATAACACAAATGGGATGGTGCCAAGGCGTTTGTGGTAAGCGTCGCTTGTGCTGGGTATGCAATATTGCCCGACCCCGCATTATCTCTAAACCATAAAGCCTTGGGATAAACATGGGATGCGTAAACAAGATCTCCTGCAGCTACGGTAGAAGCGATTTCCTTGCGATACACGTATGATGGTTTTGAAAATATATAATCAAATGACATTTCATCCACTACAGTTCCAGAAACGGTACCAACTCTCAGTTCATTAGTCTGAAACGGACTTGCCTTAAATGAAGTAGATGGCATGTCAATGTGGGACTCACCACCATAAGTCGTAAGCAAACGCCTCTTAACAATAGTCTGGTCTAAAGGTTTTGAATAGCCAAAAGACGATGCAACACCAGAAATAAGTCTCGTAAACCAAGCAGTTGGTGTCATAATAGGAGCTAACTTAGGTACCTGTGACAACGCAGTAGCCACAGTAGCTGTAGCTTCTAAACCCCTTGATATCAACTTATTGGCCTTGAGTTCGCCAACACTAGAACCAGCCTGTAATATCACAATGCTTGTATCAAAAGGCGTTGCCCCTACAAACTCAACATCCTCAAACCAAGTAAAAATGCTATAGCGCGCTGCCACCTGTGAGGCTGCCAATCTGAAATCTGTAAGCCTTGTCAAGGCTACAGTGCCATAATCTACTGGCAGTCCATCAGGTGTGGCAGGAAAATACTCTAACGACGACAAATATGGCACCCTGAGCTCCACTGATGTAGACTCAGAGATATCCAACATAACGTGAGGAACATCAGTAGATTTATAATAATAAGCGGGCCTAGTAGATGCCCCAATCTGAGTGGCTGTACCGTACTGAAAACACAAATTTGCTATTCCTTGATGAAAAGGCGTGGCGGAAACAACAACCTTAAAAACAAGTGTAGCTCTAAACCCTCTAACACCTACCATGCGCTCAAAAGGTCTGTCACCAAAAATCAAAGTTAAGTCAGTCCTAATGTCAATGGCTCTAATTTCTTGAACCCCTGCCCCAGTGGAAAAATTACCACTAATCCAGGCATGAGGCCTGGCCATGTACGTCTTCAACTGTTGAATATCCGCACTGCCCAAAACAGAAGGGTGTTGCTGGGCTTCAATCTTGCCACACAAAGTGGCCTCATCTAACATGTAAGTCATGGGCGTAATCATACTCACATTTGGAGCCAATGAAACGCCCTGAATATCCTCACACGGTCCATCTTCATGTATGGTGCCTTGCACCTTAATATCTTCATTGTTAGTAAGCTATTTACAACGGATCTCGCAGCTCACGCAAAGATCCAAGGAAGACCTCCTCTCTCTTAATGACTGAGTAGTGGTCATAACCAAGCAACAATGTGGCAGCCACACACTCCGGGTCTTCAAGTATGTGAGTCATGGCTTAAAACCACGCGTCAAGTCTTGCCTTGACATGGGCCCGTGCAGTCATCCTGTCGAAAAATGGCAGGACTATGTTGTTGCTACTGCACCATTTGTACAATTTTGGGAAGTACAAATCCCATTTGTCCTCATCATGGAGGGCTAGCTCTGCCAAGAGGTTCTCAGCGTTCTGAGCAATGTCTCCGTAGGGGTCCTTCTTGCTCTTATACCAATACACAGTATACAACACGCTATCCAAATTGAGCGGAGCAATCCAACCATAATTGGGCAATGGTATGAAATGTTCGGACATATCCATGTCCAGCACAAAAGTGCGCTTAAGGAACGTGATGTTGTGTATGTCTGTATACGGTACAAGAGTACCGTCCTTCGCGCCTGCAGTGTAGGTGAGACCAAAGGAGCTCATCATTACCTGACACACTGTAACCTGGTTAAAGATATCTCTCACACTCTCATCAACTCCCACAACATTATCATCTCCAAAAGTGTTCATAAACACGTGCTCCCACATATCCTGTGTATCTCCCGTCAGCTTGACATAACAACCTGTGAGAGTGATCAGGGAATACATGGAATTCACAACAGTTGTAAGTGGGTGCCCACTGGGGAGTGACTTGTGCCATTGCACCACATATTCCAGCTTATTGCCAATGCCAGTGACGTGGCGCGAATGTATTAAATCCTCCCACAAAACACCGCGCACCACATCATCTTCCGGCTGCCAATCTGGTGATAGCTTGTACCATGAATTTATGTAATTCAAGATGGCTAGATGGACCCACGGCTGCTCACTGGCATCAAACCGGGAAAAATCCCCATCAAAGACAGCACCACCCTTGGACAGCAACTTATCTGTTAGATCGCCCCATTCAGTATACTGGTTAATACCGGGAGCCATTCCATTCTTTATGCGGGTAGAGAACATAGCGGATTGGAATGCACCAAAATACATCCTAACCGCTATAGTGTAGTCAAGTTCAGCCCCACTTATCATCCTGGTCTTAACGGATTCCACTTTCTCAAGTGGTCGCAACTCATCCTTCAGAAAATCTGTGAACAAATGCAAAGTGCGGTTGCCCTTCTTAGCTTCAGAAATGATGTGCTCCACATCAGCTACCAATTCCTTATACCCTGGAGCACTCTCTGGAAACTCGTCCCCCCTCCCAATGAAGTAAGTCTTCCCAGGATACTTGGCCAAATCGGGTATACGCTTCCTGTACTTAAAGCCAGCACTTGTCTTCCTATTCATGGACTTAAGCCTCCAAAATTGAGGAGTTACTATAGTCTCATACATAGGGAGAATAGTGCGAGGGTACCGCATAGTCTCTTGAGTGAACTTCTTCATTGCCAAGCTTACGACTGAAGCCAATGACGCTGGGTCACCAACCAAAACTGGAGACTGATAAGCCTCCACAGCCTTGACCATGGGGTGAATCAGAACATCTCCACGAACCACCGAACCCAAAACCGCTGGTGCTGTTGGACAAGGGCCAAACACTTCCTCATCCTTTAACGGACTTGGATTTATGGCGGTCTTGGCGGCGACGTTTAAGGGCTCCTTGAGCTTACCCAAAACGACCACGGAACCTCCAACAAGACCCGTTTCCTTCAAACCTGCCTGCATATCAAGCTGGGAATGCACTGGACCCGACCACAAGATCTCATCCAGTTCTTGACTACCCAAATCTTTGTATTCAGTCAAATATAGCCACAGCTCGCGGACAGTGTCCTTAGAGATAATAGTGGCATATCCTTCACGGTTGAAGTAGCCTGCCTTGCCTGCCACATGCAAGCCCAAAATGCAGCGGCCTCCGTACCTGTTCTCCTCTATCATGAGTGGGGAACCGCAATCACCCTTCATGGTGGACATGGGGTACTTGACGCACCCACGCATCAATGTCCCACCTGTCGCAGCCACGGTGCCCACATATTCCACTCCAGGGGCATTAAGCGTCCTCCTAACGTACTCCCCTTTAGTGTCAGGTCGTATGGTCTCCAACCTCACGGGTATATTCGACCCGCGCATAATATTGGCCAACTCCTCAGGCTTGAAGAAATACTCCACAATATTCCTCATTGACCTCATACCACCGGCTTTAGTCAAATCAATAGCCATAAGGTCGAATCCCTCTAGTGCCATAGACCTCAAGCTCATGAACTTCTTGGTCTCATATGTGACCTTGTGGTCCATCTCAACCGCAAATGTCAACTGAACCTTGTACTGGTCACTATTGTCCATCTGCTCAATCTTCTTGCAAAAATGGCGAGGTAACAAAATAACAGTGTCACCTATACCTAGCACATTACCAAAGTGCTGGCTCATAGCTGGGTTGGTCTTATGTACCAAATCGAAAAGAAACATGTTGCTGTATACGGCATCATGAGCGCCCTCTGCTGGTGGTGATCCCAATTGGAGCTTAACCTTAGGTAAATCCAAAGCTTTGGGGGGCTTCTTCGTTTCCGGGGGTTTATCATTACTCTGTTCTGTTGGTTTTGAGGTGACACCAAAGGCCTTGAGAATGTTTGACACAACTCCCCACAAAATCTTCACTCCACCTATGATCACTGCAAGCGAAACGCCAAGTGCCATGGTATCAACAACGCCCTGCCACGCAACGGGAATCTCAAGCCCGATGTAAGCGTAAACAGAATGTGTCCACTTAAGCAAAGAATCCTTAAGCTTCGTCACCCAGTTTTTATCCTGGTGTTCCTCTTCCATGACAAACTCACACAGAGGAGTCGTCCAATCGCCTACCTCACTGGCTGGGTCTGCTGTGGCAAAGTCAAACTCCAACGATGTCTCCAGCCACGGGACCACTCGAGGTTCACCATTGTGCAATGGTGAATGAGAAAGCAAATCTTCCAAACCACCTACAGAACGGGACGATTCGCCCAATTCACTGCCAGCTTGAAAGGAGATGTCATTCATGGCGTCTTCAACAAACTTCAGATGGGTCCCCAATGATGCCACTGACTTCTCATGAGCCTGCCTCCTCTCTCGTATGGCAGTTGCAGCCATCTTGACCGCGGCTCTCAAACCACCTGTGAGAACGGGGCCTCGTAAAGGTTCGGAATTGTCATAGGTATGCGTCCTGACAATCCAAGCATCCCACGGAAAGCAGTCCAAAGCGTCGTCTACAGATGGTTTCCACAGTGGATCACTCTTCTTGCGCTCAGCGTACGCCATGAGGCGGGTCCTATATATGAGATCAATTTTCTCATAATCATACCTACCCTCAGGCGTGGTGTAGTCCTCATTGAGTTCCAACCAATAGGCCCCTTGAAAGCGGCGCACAACCGCTTCCGGGTGTGCAATAAAAGGCTCCCAATCGGCCTTAATATTAGATGCATTGGTGGTGCCAATCATGAGATCAATATCCAAATAGTATCTGCCCTTACTATCAACATCCGCAAAATTCAAAGGGCAAGCCCAATTACCGATAGCCCTAATGATCTCCATGGCCTCGCAATCCTGTTGGCCAGCAACACCTTTAACCTGGAAGCAATCATCCTTGATAATGCACTTTTGGCCAAGGTAGCCATTCCAATATTCACTCAAACCCTTCTGCCAAAGGTTAGGTAAAACCTCAGAGGCAGGAACACTTCCAGCCAAAAGCAATGTGAAGGATGCGACCGCTTGCACAATAGATGTCTTGCCAACACCAGATTTGCCTCCAAACATCATACAATAAGGCATCATACGAAAGTTGTTCTCAGCGGCAAGCGTTCCCAAATGGGGAGTGAGCCTATCGTTCACCTTGTCAAGCCAAGCTGAAATCTCCCTGCGATTGCTCTCACCCTTCATAACCTGCAAAAAGCCATAACCTTCCTGCACAAGCTTTTGTGCAGCCATCACTGTCTCGCGGCTTGGCTTGGGTGTGGTGTCAAACACTTTACAAACACCTGCACACTTAGACCTCCATTGGTCAACCAAAGACTTCTTGTCTCCTATGGAAATCCACTCACTTGAATCTCTCTTGAGCACGTAATTAATAAACGCCTCGACCATCTTAATGGACTTCTCAATGAAAAAGTCCATGCCATCGGCCAACCGTGGCAGCTGAGTTATGGTCCTCAGAAAGTCTCCCATATACGTAGGGGTCCGCCCTGAGCCCACCAGCAGCAAACTCGACAAAGCCAGGACTGTTGCTGATGTGCTAGTCTCAGCCTGTTGTTGTATACCTGCATGCTCCTTGAGAATGGCCACAGCTTCAGGCGCATATATGGCTGCGATGGCAATAAGCCCGCCTGCCAATGCGGCCGCTCCACCATAGCGATTTAACAACCACAAAATGGCAAGGCAAACAGCAAATTTAAAGATCCAACCACCTACTTTCTTGGTGGTCTCCACAAATTCCTCAAATCGCGCCAAAATACGTGTGGTCAAACTATCAGTAATGTCCAACGATCCACTGGCCCTGCTCGCTAGCTTTGCCACATCCTTCTTTATCCCCACAGCCGCTAAGCCGCAGGCAACAGCAGCCGCTGCCATAACAGTACCACTTCCAGCTTGTAGCTCCACATCGTCACCATCCAAAAATCGTGACAAATGATGCTCAGCTGAAGAAGTATGCGACTGCTTAAGCGCGGCACGCCGAGCTTTTAGCAATAAAACGGATTTCTTCGTCCGCAACAATTGTTTTGCGTAAATGATTCTCTGTAAGACTTCGCGCCATTCACGTTTCTGTAGCTTGGTCATAGACTCAAACTGCCTCTGCTGCTTCTTAGTTCCAAATATAAGGGAACGGTCCATATAACGACGTACGGTATTGCCGATCTGTGAGCGATTGTTCATCTTAAAACCGGATATATCGTATAATTGCACTGGAGTTTAAAAACGTTTAAAGTCCGGCGACTATAAAGAATTGGGTGGTGTAATACACCACCGAAAATATTCTATGACCACTACGCCTATACCGTCGCCTACTAATATCAGATTGTTAACGGCTCCAATGGGTAGAACTTGCGTAAACCCCCAATGGTCGTGTCCTCAACTTTCGACTGCTAGGAAACCTCAGGAATATATGTATGGAAGAGCCCATACTCAGAAAGTCGGAAACACTCACGACTTTGGGAAATGAAATACCCTTGCGGGCCAGTATGTGGGTCTTACGTATATTGCCCACAGCTACTGTATGATTCATAGTGGTCAGCAGACGCACACGAATCGCATGTGCTACCTGCATGACAAAAACAGAAACACCGTCTGTTTGATAGAGTTAAGATAGTAATTCACTCGTCACACACACTCAGGAAACTGAAACTGTTTTGTTTGGGTCTTGCTTTGAGGCGCTGACCTCCAAGCACCGAGCTTCAACACGTCCGGCACGCGTGCCCCTATCTTTCGCGGTAGGCAAATGCGGCAAATAGCTAGTATGGCTTCACC